TGACTTTGCCATGCTTAACATGATGCTTACGTTCTGGTTTGTAGGACGTTCTATAGAAAAGTACAATAAGTCGTGAATGAAGCCAAGAAGCTTTGCAAGGATGTACTCATCAAGCCCTTTGAAGGGTTAGCAAAGCGTCTGCCTGATGGAAGAGTAACGGCTTATCCAGACCCAGGAACTAAAGGCCACCCTTGGACAATTGGCTGGGGCGCTACTGGCCCTGAGATTAATCCCGGCACGATCTGGACGATTGAGCAGTGTGAGGATGCGCTGGATCACCACGTTGAATACTTTGTGCGGGGTCTGTTTAAACTCTCACCCAATATTCAAAGTGCTTTGCCAAGACGCATTGCCGCTGTGACTAGCTGGGTCTACAATTGTGGCCTAGGGAACTACCGAGTTTCCACGTTCAAGAAGCGTATAGACGCGGGGGATTGGGATGGCGCAGCAGACCAATGTATGTTGTGGAACAAAGCTGCTGGCCGAGTGCTTCCGGGACTTACCCGCCGCCGTGCAGCAGAAGCTGCCTTGATGAGGTGATCCGTGCCACTTTCCAAGATTTTGTACAAACCCGGAGTTAACCGAGAGAACACCAGATATACATCGGAAGGTGGCTGGTATGTTTCTGACAAGGTTAGGTTCCGTCAGGGTACGCCAGAAAAAATAGGTGGTTGGGCCAGAATCTCATCTAATACTTTCCTTGGAACGTGCCGTGCTTTATGGAACTGGGTGACGCTTACTGCTAACAACCTGATGGGTTGCGGTACAAGCGCCAAGTATTACATTGAAAAGGGTGGTGTTTATTTTGATGTCACCCCCTTGAGAACCTACGATTACACCACGACACTAACCAACCCATTTGATACATCAAGCGGGTCTAATGCAGTAACCGTGAATGACACGGCGCATGGTGCAGCGGCTGGCGATCTTGTTTACTTCTCCGGCGCAACGACAGTTGGGGGTATTCCTGCGGATGAATTAAATACCCGCCATGTGATTACCTCTATTACCAGTGCCAACGCTTATGTCATTACCGTCACAACCAACGCATCATCCACGGTGACAGGCGGCGGTGGAACGGTTACGGCCAACTACTATATTGACGCAGTCTTACTAGGTGCAGATCCATTTGCAACAACAAATGGTTCGGCTACGGTAACGGTTACCGCGACATCTCATGGTGGGCAAACAGGTGACTACGTTACGTTTTCAGGTGCATCAACAGTTGCTGGATTAAATCTCAACGGCAATTACATGATGACCGTGACAACGGCCAATGCTTTCACGATTACAGCCTCTGCCGCTGCATCAAGCACTACAACAGGCGGTGGGTCTACAGTACGCGCTGCTTATGAGATAACGATTGGCCCCGCCGCACAAGTCCCACAAGTAGGATGGGGTGCTGGTACATGGAACTCAGGGAAATGGGGCGGCGTTGGTGTATTTGTTGCAGATGCGCTGAGACTTTGGTCTGCCATGAACTTTGGTGAAGATCTTGTTTTTGGTCCGCGTGGCGCTGGTGTTTACTACTGGGATGCAACAACAGGTTTAAACGAAAGAGCCGTTAGCATTGAAACGCTTCCGGGAGCTACTGATCCTCCGGTGGTTCAAAACTTAGTCTTTGTTTCTGACGTATACCGATTTGTGTTTTGCTTTGGGTGTAATGATGTTGGCGATACAGATCAAGATCCCATGCTTATCCGCTGGGCAGATCAAGAGTCAGTAACGGATTGGCTACCAACAGCATCTAATCAGGCTGGCTCATTACGACTGTCGCATGGTTCAAAGATCATGGCAGTTGCACAAACCCGCCAAGAGATCTTAGTTTGGACTGACACAGCTCTATATTCGGTTCAGTATCTTGGAGCGCCGCTAGTATGGGGAGCGCAATTACTGGCAGACAATATTTCTATTGTCGGTCCTAATGCCGCATCGGTTGCTAACGGCATAGCGTTTTGGATGGGCGTGGATAAGTTTTACATGTATGACGGACGCGTCCAAACATTGAACTGTGACCTTAGAAGGTATGTATTCCAAGACATCAACACCACGCAATACCTTCAATACTTCTCAGGCACGAACGAAGGGTTCAACGAAATCTGGTGGTTTTATTGTTCATCAACCGCTACCGATATTGATCGCTATGTGGTGTACAACTACTTGGAAAAGATCTGGTACTACGGCACGATGGCAAGAACTGCATGGTGCGATGCGGGATTAAGGGATTACCCGCAAGCTGCAACCTACAGTAATAATCTGGTGAACCATGAGTTTGGTAATGATGACAATGTGAGCGGTTCACCAACGGCCATTAACGCTTACATAGAGTCGGCGGAATTTGATATTCAAGATGGACACAACATTGGGTTTGTGTACCGTGTGTTGCCTGACATTACCTTCTCAGGCTCTAATACCAATACCCCGCAAGTGACCATGTCACTCATCCCCATGATGAACTCTGGATCTGGTTATAACAGTCCTCAATCATTGGGCGGATCGTCTTCGGCGGCAGTGGCGCGTACATCTACAGCGGTGATTGAGCAGTTCACAGGCCAGGTCTATGTTCGTGTGCGTGGCAGACAGATGATCTTCAAGGTCGAGTCCACGGATCTTGGTAATGCGTGGCAGCTTGGATCACCAAGGATCGACATCAGGCCAGATGGTTCTGCGACGGGTCGTGGCGCATGAGCAACCTAAAGAATCCGGCCGCACCTAGTTTACCCCTTGCTCCTGATGTTTGGGATGCAAGGTACCAAGATCAGTTCTCCAATGTTTTGCGCTTATATTTCAATGGCTTACAGAACATAACTCAGAATCTGCTTGGGCCAAATGGCGGCAGGTTTATGAACACTCCACACGGTGGATGGTCTAGCGATTCGGATCAAGTGGCGGTAAGCACGACGGATTCGTATGCAGTTACGTTTGACGTAACAGATGTAGCTGATAGTGTTTATTTGGCTAATTCATCAAGGATGACAACCACTTACGCCGGTGTTTACAATTTACAATTCAGCATTCAGTTTGCAAATACCGATACACAAATACATGACGTGGATGTTTGGGCGGCTGTGAATGGAACGAATCTATCAAATAGCAATTCTAGATTTTCAGTACCAAACCGGCACGGTGGTGTGGATGGCCATTTGATTGCAGCATTAAATCTTTTTCTCACTATGCAAGCAAATGATTATGTGGAACTGTATTGGCACACTGACAATACTAACGTTTACATCGAGCAAATTAATGCAGCGTCATCACCAACAAGGCCGGCGACGCCATCAGTAATTGCAACCATGAGTTTTGTGTCTTCAATATCGGAGTAAGACATGGCAATTAAACAATATGTTGACCCAATAACCGGCGAAGTCACTGAGTACGACGATGGCTCCGATTGGGTCAAAGATAATTACACGATGCCAGACCCATACACAGGAGACTCATCAAATGTCCCGACGGTCGATGTCAATACTCCGTATGCGAACGGTACGGATTGGTCATCAATGTTTGGCAATAATATCTTCTCTCGGTTCCTTTCGGGCACAGCCTCTGGCCAGGATAAAGCACTAGCAACGCTTGGTTTCGGTATTGCCTCATTAGCCTCCGCGCTACGGAACAAACCTCCTGAAGTAAAGATGCCTGTATATAAAGAAGCTCCGGTATATAACCGTGCGCTTACTGCCCCTATGTTGCCTCCACAGCCAGCGCCGCAAAAAAGCGCTAGCGGACAAAATATTTATCAACCTATGGTTGGGTTGCCGCTGTTCTTTAATCCCAATCCATTTCAGTTCAATCCAACAGAAGCCGCCAAGCGATACGGACCAACGCCGCAAGAAATTGCAGCCGGCCAGCAGGGGTATTCACAAGGTCTTGAAAGGCTTTATCAATCGTTAGGTCAACAACCGGCTATCCAATTTGGTACTGGCGCGAATACGGTAACCGGTGCTACCGGTAATGACACAGTTGCGGGTGGTCAAAGTTCTGTAGTTGGTGGTCAGGGCCAAGATACTGTTGCGGGAGCCGCGGGCGGAT